GTTCTGTTTTTGTTCCTATTCCTGATTTGGAATAATTCACTATAATCTTTTTCCATGGGGAATATATTCTCCCAATCAAAATTTAAACATTGTATTGCCTTGTGGCAATATTTTATTATGCAATCATTCATCCCACCAATAATGTGGTATGGTAATAAGTATCCTCCACCATTGGTTAGTGGAGATAATTTCCATTTGTCTCTTATATATTTACCATATAAGGACCAGTACATTAAGGCTCCATGTTCGAACCTTGAAATATTTATTATTTGATCCTTTCCGGGTGAAAGGAATGATCTTTGTTTTTGGAAGGCCTCAAGTCTTCCTTCTCTACTTTCGTCACCTGTGCGGTTGACTTCACCACTTTGCCAGTTAAGTAATTTTAACTTGACTAAATCAATATAGAGATATTCTCTTTTATCTCTTTTCTGGAAATAGTAAGAATCTTCTTTCTTACGAAAATTGAACATAAGGTCTTCACAATAAAAACCTATATCAGATATCATACAATCTATTTCTGAGATTGTATAAGTCATTTCATTCGCCCAGTATTTGTACGAGGCCAAAAATGTTTCTGCATCGTCAGGATGGCAGCAAGTTATCATATCATCTCCACATATCGCGGATTTGCATCTATATTTGAGCGTTTGCTTCGCTCTTCTTACAAGTTCTACATTCGAAATGGTTAGAATGTATTTAGTTAAACAGTCACCCATGAGGGCGGCTCTTTTTGTATAGGTGTCAGTGTCAACACCTCTTTTATAAAACACCTTCCTTTCAGATAGGAAGTTTGTAGTAATACAATTGCGGATCGTCTGTCCACAATTACAACTTTTAAAGAGAACTCCCAAGGACTTCTCAACATGAGATAGATGGAGGTTGTCTGTAGCCTCCTCAAAATCTGATAACACGAATGTACTTCCGTGCCTATCTATTTGAAATAGAAAATTGCCATCTATTGAGCAATTTAAATAAAAACTCCATAAGGACTTTTCCTCTGAAAGTCCAGCTTTTGCTTCTGGAAGCCTTAAACAAGCTTCTAAAAATTGGTGTCCCATAGCTGAATTTATGAGACTTTGTCTTTCGCAACCCGCGCTTATGATACGGGCTTTTGCAGGTTCTAAAACTGGGGCGACAAATATGTCACCCCTACATTCCATTTTTTCGTCACGAGTGGCGAACCAATACAAATATCTTCCTAGGAGAATCTTACTCCAAGGTAATCTTTCTATTTTGGATATCTTTATAGACGTCCCTTTTCTAGTTGAGGTATGCAACCACGGCTTACCTTCAGTATCAATAACATCATTTGATATTTTCATAAATAAATCATCCTCATCATCTTCACTGAAATCGAGGATCTTCTTAGTATAAATCTCGTCTGTCATCGGATCGACAAACTCATAATCTTTTTGAGGAAATTTGAGCATCTCCTCTATATCATCTCTGTAAGTTTTGAACTTACCTTCTCCTTTTGTGCCGGTCCTTAGACCAGCTCTAGTGCTAAGGGTGGGCCTAAATGACCTGCCCGAAATCTTTTCTTCAAACTCACTAAGAGTCTGATAATCAAAAGAATATCTTCTGTCCTCATCCTTGAGGACAGTATTTTTCCATTTTTCTAGGGCTCTGAAGCCCATTTCAGTTGAGGCATCAGCAAGACACCTCGTTTGTAAAATTTGGGATACCCTAATGATAAGGTCCCTATCTCTATATGTGTCCACTCTTTCGTGGATC